CCTACGAACATGAGGGTATAGATTATATAAAGAACTACATTCACCAAGTGACTAATCATCTAGGTGAAGGTGAGGTTGTTATGTATCTGACCCATACTGATAACTGGCGTAAAGATGTTCTGCCTGACTATAAGTCTAATCGTAAGAATACACGTAAGCCTCTAATACTAAAAGCATTGCGTGAATATATTATGACTGAGATGGATGGTATCATGGTAGATACTATGGAAGCAGATGACCTATTAGGTATTACTGCAACCAATGAACCAGATTGTATTGTTGTGTCAGAAGATAAAGACTTAAACACAATACCCTGTCACCTCTACAACCCAGCTAAAGACGAGAGGATACGCATAGTATCTGTTCGTGAAGCTGATTACTTTCATATGGTTCAGACACTGACAGGCGATGCTGTCGATGGCTACAAGGGTCTACCTAGATGTGGCATTAAAACTGCAGAAAAAATTCTCGACGGTTGTGAAACCTTAACTGAGATGTGGGACGCAGTAGTCAAAGCATACGCAAAACAAAACCTCAATGAATCGGTTGCACTTACACAAGCGCGTGTCGCTCGTATCTGCCGTGCAGACAACTACGATTTCAAAACAAGAAAGGTAATCCTATGGACACCCCCGACCTAGTAAATAAACCTGCCCATTATACTCAGTATGTAATTGAACCTATCGAATTCATAATGCGTAACGACTTACCTTTTCATGTAGGTAACATTGTTAAGTATGCTGTACGCGCTGGGCATAAACAGTATGATGGTATGACCCCACAAGATAGCGAAGCTACAGATTTATATAAGGTGATTAGGTACGCTGAGATGCGGCTTAATCTTCTTACAGGTATGAGTGAGTTATGAGTGGTAAGTACCACGTTGTATCAACCCATTCTTGTACATTCTGTAAAGAAGCAATCAACCTTCTTGAACGAGAAGACATTCCCTTCGAGGTTACATATCTCGAAGAAGAACCGTGGCTAAAGACACTCCTCTTAATGACAAGTGAAACCCACGTTCCACAAATATTCACAGACACTGGCGTTCATGTTGGTGGCTACACAGAACTTAAACAATACGTGAGCAAATAATGACAAAAGAATTAACGCTTAATCAGTACCAAGATGGTGCTGAGAAGACAGCCGTGTACCCAACTAAACACGCACTAGAATATTTAACACTTGGCTTATCATCTGAGGTTGGTGAGCTGAACGGTAAGGTCGCTAAGTATTACCGCAAGGATGGCGTGTACCCAAGGGCTGAAGTCTTAGACGAACTAGGGGATGTACTCTGGTTTGTCAGTGAATTGGCACGGGTACACAATACGTCCCTACAAGTATTAGCCAAAAAAAATTTGAGCAAGTTAGCAGACCGCCAAGAGCGAGGGGTGCTAAAAGGAAATGGTGATAACAGATGAAAGATATAAGAGCTGACGTTGTAACAAGACGTACATATAACAGACCCCTCAACGATGAAGGCACAGTGTTTGAAACATGGGAGCAAACAGTTGACCGTGTAATCAACCACCAAGAATGGTTATGGGAACGCAGTAAAGGTGAGAAGCTTAACCAAGGTGAAACTGGTGAGCTTAATGAATTCAGAGAACTAATGATGTCTAGGAAAGCTACAACATCAGGCCGTACCTTATGGCTCGGTGGAACTGATGTAGCTAAGAAGCATGAAGCATCTCAATTTAACTGTAGCTTTGGTAGAATAGAAACAGTCCACGATGTAGTGGATGCATTCTGGTTACTACTACAAGGCTGTGGTGTTGGCTTTGAACCTATCGTTGGTACACTTAATGGCTTTGCAAAGCACATCGAGGTAGAAACGTTTCGTTCGACAAGGACAGACCGTGGTGCTGAAGATAACAAAACAGAACTACGGGTTACTGAAGAAGGCTATCGTATCTATAAGATAACTATCGGTGATAGTGCGAGGGCTTGGGCTAAAGCTCTAGGTAAAATCATGGCACTGAAAGACCCTATCGATAGGTTGATATTAGATTACACTGAAATCAGACCTGCAGGTACTAGGCTAAAAGGTTATGGCTGGATTAGTTCTGGCGATGATACATTACACATAGCACTAGAAAAGATATGTAACATGATGAACAAACGTGCTGGTCAATTACTAACACGTATGGATATCTTAGACTTGCTTAACCATATGGGAACTACATTGTCTTCAAGACGTTCTGCAGAAATCGCAGTGATGCCTGTAGATGATATCGAAGTTGATGAGTTTATATCAGCTAAGAAAGATTTCTGGTTACATGACAATGCACATAGACAACAATCTAACAACTCATTGTTATTCTTTAAGAAGCCTACCAAGTGGGAGATAGCATATATCTTTGACCGTATGGTTGATGCTGGTGGTTCAGAACCTGCATTCATTAATGCTGAAGCCGCACTCAAACGCGCTCCACATTTTAAAGGAGTTAACCCATGCGCGGAGATACTCTTAGGTAATAAGAGTTTTTGTAACCTAGTCGAGATTGATTGGGGTAAATTCCTTGATGACTTCGAAGGTTTGAAACGTGCTGTTTATATGTCAGCTAGAGCAAACTATCGGCAGACTTGTGTGAATTTAGATGACGGTATCTTACAGCGTTCATGGCATGAGCTTAATGAATTCCTACGTCTATGTGGTGTTGGTGCTACAGGTATTGTTAAATGGTTAGACCATCAAGAATATATGTACATGAATGTCGAGAGTATGCTCAAGACACTACAGGCTCAAGCAAGACTAGGAGCTAACAGCATTGCAGATGAACTAGGACTACCTAGAGCTAAACTTGTATCAACCATAAAACCTTCGGGAACGTTGTCAAAAATCATGTCAACTACGGAAGGAGTCCACCGACCATTAGGTAAGTATCTGTTTAATAACGTAACTTTCTCTAAGCATGACCCTATCGTACCCATCATGACTAACGCTGGATACAAGGTAATTGAGAAACCTTTTGAACCTGATAGCGTACTGGTTACATTCCCCGTAGCTTATGACGATGTTAAGTTTGATGAAGTTGATGGTAAGTTTGTTAACCTAGAAACTGCGGTACAACAGTTAGATAGGTACAAGCTAATGATGGACAACTATGTAGATCATAATTGTTCAGTAACCATTAGTTATTCCCCTGATGAAATACCATCCATGATTGAGTGGATTATGACTAATTGGGATAGCTATGTAGGTGTATCGTTCATCTATAGAAACGACCCAACTAAGACTGCAGAAGATTTAGGTTATGCCTACCTTCCACAAGATGTTGTATCAAAAGAAGTATACGACGAATATGTATCTAAACTCACACCTGTAGATATTGAAAATGCAAATTCATTCGATGAACTAACTGATGATGAATGTGCAACAGGTGCTTGCCCAATCCGATAAGGAATAAATATGGCTAAAAAATCTGCCTACAAAAAGAAGGTAGAAGATCAAGGGCGCGTGGTTATGCCTCGCGTCCGTCCTCTACTCCCAATGAACCCTGCACAAGAGAACTATATGGAGTGTATCCATCGATACTCTCAAGTATTTGTTACTGGCCCTGCAGGTACTGGTAAGACATATATTGCGGCGGCTATCGCGGCTGATATGTTTAATAAGCATAAGATTAAAAAGATAATCTTAACGCGACCTAACATCCCTGCAGGTAAATCTTTAGGTTTCTTTGCAGGTACTATTGAAGAAAAGATAGCACCGTGGGTCTATCCTCTTACTGAAGTTCTTTCCGAAAGATTAGGAAAAGGTAAGTATGAGATAGCACGTAAGCGAAATGATATCGAGATTGTACCGTTTGAAGTAATGCGAGGACGCTCATTTAATAATGCGTTCGTTATTCTCGATGAAGGGCAGAACCTTACACCCCATGAAATGAAAATGTTTCTCACAAGAATAGGTGAGAATACCAAGGTAATTATCAATGGTGATATATCCCAGCATGATATCAAAGGTAACTCTGGATTAAAGATTGCTATTGATTTGTTACATAAACATAACATCCCCGCCGCCCATTGTAACTTCAATCACGACGATGTTGTGAGGTCAGGTATATGCGCCGCATGGACACGCGCCTTTAATTAGGTTGCACTTTAGAGGATTAAACAAACAA